CATAATCCTCGCCAAAATACATTTTGAGTTTGTCAAAGTGATATTCTGGTTTATTATTCTGAGATTGTTTTTTTTCTGAGTCTTTTTCAGCAGCATTTTGCAGATTATCCAGTGTTTCTAATACATCCACTCAATCACCGCCTAACTCCATAATTTGTGATTGAAGTTTTTCCATCTATTGTTTTGTAAATACCGTTAGTGTCAACTACTTGGAATACAAGAGTACGAACAAGATAATTATTATCTGTTGTGGATTCTTTAGACGAAATAAGATGTGTCTGCATACCAAAGATATTAGACCAGTTGAATCGCTCCCTTATAATAGAGGCAATCAAATCATGTCGTGGAATACCCGTAAGTTTATCATCCCTATCGTTACCATGAACAAATATTGTGAATGTAATATTTGTATATTTTAATGTGTCTTGATAACGAGGAGTTTCATCAAATGCTACCTGGTAACAAATATAATGTTTTACTTCTGTCTGAGTATCAGGAATAAATAAATAAGGACGGATATTTGAACCACTGCCAAAATATCTATCCCATTCACCTAGAGGTTCATATTCATTTGTATCCTCATTCAATTCCCAATTAATATTGCCATTCTTATCAAATAACTCCGATTCTAAATCTTTTTCATTTAGAGCATATAATAGACAAGGATTTAACAATAAAGCTTTCTCAATTTTCTTTTTGTATTGAATATTCTCATCATCAGGATTCTTGCTATATGCACGAAGTTTTGATAATAAATCTTTTTTAGTTTCTAACCTTTCCATATAACACCTCCTTACTCTGTAAGCTCTAATGAAATAGATTCAGATTCAATTGTTGCGTCATCTTTTTCGATAGTACATTTAACTGTCAAAATTTTGCCGATAACAGCAGCATCATTTGGAAACTTCAATTTCTTTTGGTTAAACTCTGTACTATCTCGCCAAGTTACTTTATCAGTCCAATCTTCGTTATCTATACTACAAGACCATGAAATAGTAGCATCAGCATATTTAGTTGTAATATCTTCATTGGAATCATTGAATAGATTTACTGTAAGATTTTTATAGCTGCCACCAACTTTAATAGTTGAAGTGGATGCGGAAATCTTTGCCGTGATAGAAGATGGGGTAGGAGTTGGTGTGGATGGATCGGTTGGGGCGATTTCTGAATCGAAATAGTTCGCATACATTTCGCCTGTTTCAAGATTAACATAATCAGTATGCTCGTTCCAAAATGCTGTATATATAGTAAGCTTTTGAATACCAAATGGCATTGAATTTTCAACCTTGGTCACTGTCCATACTGTAGGATGTTCTGTCAAAGCACTTACTACAACTCGCATATTTTTAGAATCTTCAGAAGTGTACCAAAACTTCTCTGTAATAGAGTTCATTGGCAACCATATCTTATCCTGATTATCTGTATGTGTAAAATATCGGTCTGTGTAAGTTCCAATCGTGTAGGAGCTTTGCTGCCTTAAACAACACCACATACGTCTCTTGATACGCTTATCATTAGATTTCTCAATCCATGTAAGTTCGTAATTTACTGGCAAAATCAGATACTTAGGAAACTGATTAGCTGGTTCATCACGGCAAATAATCCATTTATGATAAACTCCTCTATCATCTGGAACGTCCACGAAAAGCCCTATCGGAAATGTCGCTCCATAGCGTTTCCTAAAATCAGTCTCATAATAATAAAGGTCATCACCTTCATTGAATCTTACAGGCTGACTTGGACGAAACATAAGATAGTATTCTACTTGATCTTTGTCCATTGACTGATAAGATTTGACAATAAACTTTGCGTCAATCTTTGTCTTATTGGTATTTTCATAAGTCATACCTTCAGCAAGAGAACGTGTAATTCCATGTTCATCTGTAAAGAAGTCGTCATGAAAATGATCGTAGATATAACAAGTCTTTGTAGCGATGTCGTTTTCAAATGTCTGTTCCATCGCCCAATCAGATTCTTCCTTATAAATCTGACCAATCGTTTTAGCACCGTTGTTCTTGGCGTTTGCGATACGCCTAGCTGTCTGTAGACTTGGCATCGCAATCCACCTCCTCAAACATCTGCTTAATATATCCGTGAGAATCTAAGATTGCCCTACGGAATTTTTTGTAACTAAAATGGTCGCTCTTAAAATTATCCATAGCACCTTGTAAGGTTGCCATAAGAGTTACCATAAGTCCGTTATCATTAAATAAGGTTTTTGTGCCACCTAATTTAAACATAACATTCTCAAAGAAGACGAGAAATGCTTCGTCATCTTCAAATATTTTCTCTTCAATTGTCTTGTCTTTATAGAGCAGTAGTTTGTGAATGTCACCATGCATTGTACGAACTGCTTCATTGATTTGCTTGTCTGTAAAGTCACCATATATGTATTGCATATTAGGACTCCGTTGACGAATATGGTTTAAAAGCAAAACCATAATCACGAATAAGTTTCTGCTGTTCAATCTTCATTTCTTTCAGCAATGCCTTATTCAGTGAAAAATCATCCTTCAATTTTTTTTCTTCTTTTCCACCGAAAAATCTTATAGTATTTTCCAATGATTTAACTTTTGGTTCAAGCCATTTGATAGCCATACCTTTGCTAAATAATTCAATAACAAATTCTTCATCAGAATACTCATCAACAGAAGTTGTTAATTCAAATTCAAGTTGCTGAATTTCGTCATCAAGTTTTAATGTGGAAAATAATCTACGAATAAATGGACTAGAGATAGCAGAGTGTAATCGCCCTGCTAATATTTCATACAAATCAGACTCTTCTAAAGACAATTCTTTGACATCATCAATTAATCCAAAGTATCTGCCAAATACTTTTTCGTAGGAGATATTCATATAACACCTCCAATATATTACTCAGCAAGCAACTTCAAATCAGTACCGCATTCCTCATCAATAATCTTGATTTTATTCATACTATCAAAAGTTCCTTCTGAAATCATTTCAGAAACCATTGTTGCGATTGTATTTTTGAAACCAGATGGAAGTTTTCTAAACTCTTCACTAAAACGCATAGTAGGAAGATTGATAAGATTTATTAAATCCTCTCTATCATATAAACCATCATATACTTTTTTAACTTCCTGCCAATGTACATTTTCAAGCAGCTCCTCATCCTCAATAATGATATAAGGTGCAAATAAAGACTTCTTACGAACAAGTAAAGCTGAGAGTAAGTCCTGATACTCAATATATCTGAAATCACCCATGTTACTAAACTCATATGTAATCTTTGTCTTATCACCAGTAAATAGAAGAGTACCTGCATACATAGAACGGCATGGAATTAAATCATCTGGTTCATACTTCTTAGGTTTCTTAACCTCTGCAACTGTTTCCTTTACTGTGTCTTTTTCAACCTTTGCATCTTCTGCCTTTGTTTTTGCGGCAGAAGTAGTTGTAGCTTTCTTCTGATAAGCCATTTATATTTTCTCCTTTCACTCAATTCAAAAAGGACTGCATATCATTTAGATATACAGTCCCAATATTTCTATGGATTACGCACCGATTGTCCAAGTACCAAATCTTGTGTTAGTCATAGTCTTGATACCAAAACGAGACTTGAACTCGTACTCTTTTGTATCATCGGCATTATCACCAGACTCAGATACTTCCTTAGTCTCATCCATTCCCTCATAGTACATCTTAACAAACTTGTCGATGTTAGATGGGAGAATAAGAAGCTTTGTATCGTCTTCAAGGTAATGCTCTACGTCATTCTCCTTAAATGCCTGTGGAAGCTCGATAATCTGAGTACCCTCAAATGTACCAATTCTACCAGTGTTATAAACATCGTTCTTTGCGGCTTCAGAAACCCACTGAATATCTCCAAGATTCTTTAATCCTGCGAGAGCAACCTTTGTACCAACGATAGTAGCAACACCACCTGTAGCAAGCTGAACATCAGAAATAAGCTTTACAAACTTATCATGGTTAGCTGCATTTAACTCACCACGGATATTCCACTTAGCAGGAACAGGAAGAGAAGTACCGGCACTCATAACAGCTTCATGAAGAAGAGTATTGATTAATCTTGTGAAAGCTTCTGCAATCTTATTGATTAACTCACTCCAATCCTCAACGCCCTGAAGGAATCTTGACATTTCCATGTAAACCTTTGCACCATAAGACTTAACGGTTACACCGAATTCCTTACCAGTACCAAGTCTCTGTCTCTCAATGCTGTGATGACCATCAGCGATCTCAGCAACAGTGATAATGCAAGGATCTTTTGTATAGAACTTATTTGTCTGTCCAAGAGCAAGAGTCTTAACCTCTACATACTTCTGGAATACAGGTGAACTTGTCCAACCAGATACAAGAGTATCTTCAACAGTCTCCTCAATAACCTCAAAAACAGCTTCTCTTACAGACTGCTTCTTAAATGCCTTTCTTACCTCATTAGGAGTAGGGGACTCAGAAAGACCTGCCATCTCGATAATTGTCTTACGAATCTTATCATTTGCTTCTTCGATAGAATACTGTTTTACAGTACCTTTTGCTGTGTCAACACACAGACGAGAGAAGTTCTTATATTTTGTCTCATCAAACTTTTCAACGATTACATCGCTCATTTCATTAAATCTTAATCTCTGCATAGTATATTAATCCTCCTTTCTACCGAATTACGCATATACCTGGGCATTCTTATCTACCCAAATACGATAATTTCCATTTGCAGCAACCTCGTAGATATGTCCTACAAAACCATACTCAGTCATAGCTGGCTTCTCGCCAGTTGTAAGTTTGAAGTCCGTACCATCTACGAATACATATTTTCCAACAGCTAATTCTGCATCAGAATTGAAAGCTTCTGTAGAAAGTGTGAATCTATCAGTGTCCTGAATCTCGTAAGCTCTCATAACTTCACCCTTACCATTGTAGAAGTTAGATTCCTCCTGCATCTTTGTTGTATATTCCTCATAAATCTTTGGAGCAGTTAAAATGAGAACAATTTTGTCTCCCTTTGCAGGAACTTTTGCTTCAAACACATCTGCTTTCTTTCTGTCACCAATTACAGCAACAGAACCATTGTCAATATCCTTAGACTCATTTACTAAGTTGTAGTGATGACCAACTTTTGTAGCCTTTAAGAGTGTTGATTCGGCTACACCGTGCTTA